GAGAATCGAGCTAGTGTGGCTTCTCGATTGGGCTCGAAGATGATCGTGTTGGCGATCTCGCGCACCTGACGTCGGATCTCGATGAGGAGTCTTCTCACATTGACTCTGTCGAGAGCTGATGCAGCAAGTTGCAGAGTCTTCTGGCCCCAGACTACGAGACCAGAGGCGGGATTGGTTCCGCTTCTGGGAGCACCTGGGAAGGCGAGCAGAGGATTGATGCTGTTGTCGTACAGCTTATCCAGCTCCACTTGACTGAGTTTAACGCGAGCTTCGAGGGCATCTTGAGGTAGAGCGCCTCGTGTGAAGCCTGCTGGTGCAAACCACGGATGACCCACTGCATCGTTCAGCGCGAGAGCACCGAGGACAACAACTGAAGGTGGCACTTGCAAGTTGACACCGACTGGGTCGCGGTACAACACGTCTGGGAAGTAAGCGGCAGTGAATGAGCTGTCAAGTGATCTATCCTTGAACGTGTTGAGGGTGTTAGTTACCGACGGTAGACCTGAATCTGTTCTGATGTTGTCTCCATTTTCATCTTGCTGTTCTATGTCCATGATGTAGAGAGCATCAAATCTCTCTTCGGTAGCATTGATCGCTGTATTTGAGACCAACGGTTCGCGGATTCCAGGAATTGCCAGAAGTTGAATATCGACATTGACCGTGTTCTTCATAATGTCGATTGCCTTGAGGTACGAAGAGACACTGGGCCCTTCGTTTAGGCCGCGACCGTAACCAGATGTCATGTCAGCAACGACTGCGAGATTTGTGATATTAGCTTCATTATCATCAAAGATGTTGACACCATCAAAACCACCCTGCATGATTGCACTGAACTTAGCAAAGCGCTTATTGTCCGCGAGATCGTCAACCCTAAAAGGTCTTGTTTTGGCTGAGTCAGTGTCACCGATGCTGCTAGCGAGGTAACCACCGGCATCGGGTGCGCCGCCTCTAACATAGACTGCCTTGATCCATTTGTCAGGGTCTGCATTACCGCTTGATCCTGTGACGACCTGAATGTTCTCCAGCGTGAAGATATTATTACAGAAGAGATCTGCATCAACTATTCCGAGCGCAGCAGTCGATGCCTGCCCTTCATTGCTGCCGGTCACGAAATTTGCTTCACCCACAACGAATTTGGGGAAGAACTTAGCAAACGACTTAATACCTTTGTTTTGAACGATTGAACTATTCTTCTTAAGCAATGTTTCAGGATGTTCAAACTGAACACCCCAGTAGAATCCCTTTTCAACTTGCTCCTTGACTGTCCACTCTGCGCCAGTTGTGATCTTTGATCTAAACGGCAGTGGAGGTGTGACTGCGTTCTTTAAGAAAGATGCCGACGTATTTGTTATCTGTGAAAGTATGCTCGCAACGCTATGTGAGCTCAAAACGGAAAGTGGGCTAGATCCCGAGGTCACAAGATGGTCAATACCTCTGAAACCCATCGGCAGAGCAACTGGGTCTACGAAACCGTTCTCGATATCAGAATTAACTTCAACTCTAACGTAATTCGATCTATTTGGATAGTTTCCTTCTACAACAAGCTTTTGAGAAGAAAGCTCTCTATCGAAATCATAGTATGCCTTTACATCGCCAATTACTTTCGCAATGTATCTATCTGACGATGGATCAAGAGATACACCTGCAAATCTCTCATTAGGAAGAATCTTCTTGTCTAGATCTCTGTCTGAAAATTCTCTAATCAAGACATCAAAAGTGCCGTATTTGTTAAGCGGGTCATTAGACTTGTTGATATTTTCAATGGAAATCTTATAATTCGTAGAAACTCCTTCACCGTCGTCGAGGGCATGCAATCTAAAGAGGTTGATTGCTTTGCCACCTAATTTCTGTGAAATAAACATAGGTGAAACAGCATGACCAAATCTATCTCTGAAGTTTTCATAGTTCGGAACGTTAGCACCGCCAACATTTCTTCCAAGTGAAGATGTGATTAAGAATGAAGAGGGCTCACGGCCACCTTGAGGTGTCGAACCAGAGTTTACATGAATAACGCCCGATCCAGTGACAACAGCGAGCGCTGGATGCACATCCCAGTTTGCATACAGATAATGTCCTTTTGTCTGTATTTTAAATGGATCTGTATTTAAAACGTCTACAATGTAGTTGTTAGATGTCACATCAAAAGACGCCGTCAGCACATTAGGATCATTTGCTGTCCCAATGTGACCGTTTAACAGAAGAACAAATTCCTCTTTTGCTGCACCATTCTCAGAGAGAACCACGCTACCAATGTGCGTACCATTTGCATTTGTTTCTGTTACAACAAGAGAAGATCCTGGTGCGTCCGAAGAAAGCCCAGAACCCGGCATTGAAGAAGACATTCTAATAATAACACCGCTTGGTGCCATGAGAACGCCTCTAATGATCGGAATAGATTTTGTAGATGTTTGTATACCTGCCTCGCTAAAGACTTCTGATCCCGCTGATTCCGACATGAAACAACCAAGAAAGTATGTTCTTCCAAGAGGACCACCAAGATTGGCAAAGTCACTGTCGTCTATAGCATCTGGATTTGGTTGTTTTTCTCCGACTGTAAAACCTGCATTTGTAACTTCACCAGTATCGGTTCGCTTCTTTCCGTCACCAGCGCCGAGAACTCTAAGGTACGTGACTGCTTGCGCATTTCGAAGCCATTCTCGAACGGCGAGAGGACCAAACTTTTTGCCATCAGACGCACCAAATTTAGCTGTCCAATCAGAAAGATTTCCAACTGTGACAGGAACGAATGCTGGTCCGCTTAATGATGTTCCAATTATACCGGCTGGTATGCCTATGGGTTCTTGTGTTATGGGCCCAGTAAGATCAATTTCTCTAGCTGTTACACCTGCACTGCCAAACTTTAGTTTTGCCATTTAAGATCTCCGATTACTAACTATCATGTAATTATTATTTTCACACAAACTGCACTCCGCTATTTGTGATAATGAAGTCAATTGCTATGAATTCAACAACTCGTGTCGGAACGACCACAATTCTACCGTTAAGTTTATTAAGATCAGCATCTTCTTGCGTATTGTTTGTCTCGTTCATAACTACCTGGAAGCCCTCAATACCCGCTTGCACTTGAATTAAACCAAGCTGGAATGATGCATCTGCAACAAATTTATTTCTAACTGCGGGTGTATTCTGCTCAAAGACAATTCTATTCGCAATTCCAATAATAATTCTCTTGATCTCAAGCATCAAGCGTCGCACATTGACTCTATCAAGCGCTGACTTATTGATCTTTAATGTTTTTTGTCCAAAGATCACAAAGCCAAGGCGCGGAAAAGTTGCGATCGGATTGATACGTGAATCGTAGAGACGATCACGATCGCTAACATTGAGTCTCACTGCAACGTTGGTCACGAAATCTAGCGCTGCACGGTTGAAGCCGGCAGGTGCAAACCAAGGATAAGAAACTTTATCGTTAAATCCAAGTGCTCCAAGCGCTGCAACCGAGGCTGGGACTTTTACTCTTCTCTTATTTGTTAAATCATCGACGAAGACATCTGGGAAATAAGTAGAAACATAATCGTTGTCAATGTTTCTAGCATCAAGCTCATTACAGACATAGCCAATGTTTGGCTTGGCAGTAGAATCATCATAGAGTCTATTTCCGCTGTCATCATAAGAAGGTATATCCATAACATGCAGAGCAAGACCATAATCTCTCACCTTCAACATAGTATTGTCGTTGATGAATGGCTCTCTGATACCTGGGATTGTCAAGATGTTGTTGTTTGCCAGTAACGGATCCGTTGCAATTGTTACTGCAGTCAAGTAAGATGCTACACCATTGTTATTCACATCTTGACCTGCAGGATTCGAGGAGAAACCTTGAATACTGTTGTTTGTAGAGGCTCCACCGCCACTGTCAAAAGATACAGATTTATCATTGAGTCTGCGTGAATTTCTATCTAAGAAATTGACGCCATCAAATCCGCCCTGCATAAAGTTTGTAAACTTTGTGAAATTACTGAATCGATTAAAGTCAGAAGCCGATCCTGAAGACAAGATAGTTGCGAAAGTCATTCTTTGTCTTCCACTCTCAGCAAATGTGTATTTTGTGTTGTCAAGCTGCGCATTTCTAATGTAAGCAGCTTCCTTCATGTGAGTAGCAACAGAACTTGTTAGATGACCAATAGCTGTGTTATTAAGAACGACCTTTGATAATGTAAATTTATTGTTATTAATAAGATCTGCGTTTGATCCTGTCACTAATGTGCCAAGCTTCTCTATTCCGACAAAATTTGTTAAAGATCCAAGAAGCTCATTCTTCTCTTGCGAAAGATTTGGACTTAGAAGAGTTAGCCCTGCAGGATTTGATGAAACGCTGTCTCTTTCAAATTTAACACCCCAGTAAAGCGATGGATTTGTGAGCTCAGCATTTCCTGCTTGACCAACATAAGATGGATTCGATGCCATCTCGCCTCTTGTTACCTTAAATCTAAAGGGCACGGGCGGCACATAAGAAGCTGTTAAACTCAAGAATGATGAATCAACAACACCGCCGAGCCTCGCAGCAGAATGAGTTAGTCCAGTCGATGAAACAAGATTTGGATTAAGCTCCAGCGAAACAGGTCCCTTAAATCCAAACGGAAGAGAATTTTCTGGGATTTGCTTTTCATCAACAAGCGCGTTGAGAATAACTCTAACATATTTTGAATTGTTTGGGTATTTACCTGATGCAACAATTCTCTTTTCGCCTGGTATCGCTGAATCAAAATTATAGAAAACCTTACGATCACCTATTAATTTTGCAACGTAGTTCGGTGCATCCGGATTAAGTGAGCACTCAGTAAATTGCTCAATAACTTGTGGGCTTTGGTCCGTGTCATCCCAGTTTCTAATTTGAACTGTGAATGTGCCGTATTTGTCTGCATCATTTAATGAAGCCTTTAGATTCACGATTGAGATCTTGTAAAGCTTATTTGCATATTCCCCATCGTCTCTTGACTCAAAATGAAACAGATCGTATTCTGTCTTGCCAAAAGGTTGCGATATGAATGTTGATGTCTTTGGTGTAGTAAATCGCGTGTTATAAGATCCTAATGCTTGTCTGTAGTTTATGCCAGTTTTTGCAATATTAGCTGACCCTGAAAGGACTGCAACTCTGCTTTGAGCGCTTCCTGATGCAAAAGCAACAGCCTTATCAACAGCGAAATCCGCATGTAGATAATGTTGTTCTTGATAAAACTTATCAGGATCTTTGTTCAGAATCTTGCCGACATAATCATTTGATGTAGGATCAAATGAAGCTGTTAAAACTTTAATGCCTGCGACACCGTCAGCTGTCGAGAATGCACTTCCTAAAGAGGAAGAGATGATTAGTTTAAATTTTCCTGATGCTATGTCAGCATCATCATTTATGATTGTAGCAGCAGTGAAAGATGAGTCTGTAATGGCTCCATGTGAAGCTGTCAACATGATTCTTGAAGTATTAGGTGTCATGATGAGGCTTCTGACAAGATTCACATATGTTGAACCTGCAAAAGTGTCGTTGTCAGAGAAGACAGGCGCCGAAATAGTTTCATAAGTTCCTAATTCATGTCTTGCAACAAGAAATTGAATTGCGCCAGCATGTCTACTATCATAGGTAGCTGTACCCTGTAGTGTAAAACCTGCATTCTGTACAGTGCCAGAAACACTTGTCGCTGTAATGTGAGAATCAGTAGAATTTGCGCCAGCACCTAAAATTTTAATGTATGACAGAGCTGATCTATTTTTTAAAAACTCATTAGCAGCATACGGCCCGAATTTTTCTGGATTTAAGTTGCCAAAAACCTCAATAAATTCATTAAAATTAGCAACAGTAACTGGTATGAAGGCGGGCCCCTTGTCTGCTGTTCCAATAATTAATGCAGGAACGCCACTAGGCCCTGTAACTGCAGGGGCTGAAAGATCAATCTCTCGTTCATAAAAATTAGGCGACCTAAAAGTCTGCTCTGACATGGATAATCTCCTTCACAAATACCGACATAACTATCGTCTAAAAAGTCACTATTAATAATAATTTTACAGCAGCTCATCCAAATCATATCCAGTATATGTCGTCTCTCCTTTGGCATTAATTGTTTTTATTTTTAAGAGCCTGTGGCCTCTAGGGAGCTTAACATACGCAGGATCAGAAGGTGTACTAGCACCTGGATTTTGAGGGTCTGACGTTTTGTATGGACTTAAATTTGTTTGATACCAATCGACATCTCTTTGATCTTCCAGCCCATTATTCTTTTTATTTAGAGGAAGCGTAGGATCGTCTGATCCTAATAAGTATTTGTTCTCTGCAATTACGTTAGTTAATGTCAAAGATCCACTTGAAACATTTTTAAATTCAATAGTCGGCGAAGACACATATCTCTTTAAAGGGACAGGTGCACCCGGGGTTTGTGTCACAAAGAAATAAGCAGGTACATTAATAACAAAGTTGTGTTTAATAAATCTCTCACTAGCTGACATGTCCTCAAAGCTAGTCTCGGTCGAGTAAGAACCACCCTCGACAGATGCAATAAACCAATAACCCTTGTCTGTGTCTAGACGCCATGATTGACTTTGTGGTAAAAATGAAGAGATAAATTTTTCTATGACTTGATTGGAGTGCTGCATGTATTGCGTCCACACAGTCACCTGATATTTGACAGAGTAAAATTGTGGTGTTGGCACAATTATCGTCTCAAATATATTATTTAGCAGATTCGGTTTAAGATACGCGCCATCATTGATATCTTTATCTTGCGCTAAAGCACCTAGACTTCTCTCAACGACAGGTTGATTATCTATGCGAGTGTCGCTAGGATTAACTGCAAGATTGGTCTGATTCTTTAAAAATAATCTGTTAATTAGTAATTGGTAATCTCTATCTGATTTATCTAATCTTCTTCTTATTACAATCTCGCCCTGCTGTTGATTAATACCTCTACCCGCAATATCTGCAGCCATATCTTGTGTCAAATCTGTTCTCATTATAGTGATAAGGGGCAGTATCAACGTTCCCGTTAAGTCTCTAATGGGTTGACCCTTTTTCAACATTGACCATTTTTCACCCGCAGCAAATATTACGGGTACCTTAATTGAGCTTGATTCATCTTTGCTGACTTGAGGCGAAATTTCTTTATCAAATAAATTAAAGACGGCGGTATCGACATCTTCTAAACCGCAAGAGTTAATGTGAAAGTCGGGAGTACCTCCTACCTTTTCATAGCCAGACTTTAAAGGAGATATACCAAAATTTTTTTTACTCTGCGTTTTAAATCTAGTAGCCATAATTTACTCATTCATCGTAAAAAGTCTTTTTAATCTTTCTCACGCCGTCGATAGGTGTTTCTAAGACACCATTATCTATAAGGTCTCTCTTGTCACCTGTTTGGTTGCCAACAGAATCAAGTGCATTTCCGCGCTGCTGCTCAAAATTAACTTGAACTGCATCATCATCTGTGTAAATGATATCTGTCGGTCCCTTGAAATCTGCCTTAAAGAGACCCACGCGGGACTTAAGGCCGAGGATCTTTACACCATCTTTGTGCTCAGGCATTCCATAGATGTTGCGAGTTACAGCGACCTCAGTTATTTCAAAGAAAATATCGCCAAAAGAAAAAAAGTCTCCTATGTTGACTTGAATTCCCTTATCCACAATGTCCCTGTACTGTAGAAAAACCTCTAATTGAAATTGTTTATCAACTCCAAATTTATCTATCTTGGTCGTCTGTTGAAAATTAGCATCAACTAAACACTCAATCTCTATGGGATTATCATAAATTTTCTTGACAGCTTCGTTATAAATGACATGTGATTTTGTTTTTAGTTCAGAAATAGGATAATAGTAGATCTTTTGACCCACAACGTCTTTGATTATCTCTTTTGTTATATCTGAGATAAAACTAAGTTCTCTTTGAGTGACGAAAAGTCGGGCCATGATTTACCTACATTAACCTATCACTATAGACTTACCCAAGGGCATGGGTATATAACGCAAATTCTTGTTCATGTTTTCGGCGGCTACTGCATCACTTTCAAGAAGTTTTGATCTAGTTAGATTAACTAAAAACTCTTTTAGCTGTGTTACGAGTTTATCTTTGTCTTCTCGACCTTGAGTTACAAGAGACTCACCATTAAGCTGAAGATCAGCATTTGGAATTGGAATGCTCTGAAACTTAGAACGAATTAATCCAAGCAACTCTCTACAGAGTGCCAATGTATATTGACGTATCCATTGACGACCTGGCTGTGTTATATTTGTGAAAGGAATATTGGTGTACGGTGCATTTTCCGGACCTGCGACGCCGTATATCGCGTCGTCAGTGTAAGCTGTTGGCTCAATAGGATTTTGTCCCTCCATTACTTTACAATAGACTTTACCCGTCTGTGACTCTAGCACGGGTATTGGAAAGAGTCTAAGCTTGCTACCAAGAATTTGATAGCTGTACTGCGATCTTCTAACTCTAAACGCTGTTTCCAACATTCCTCTTCTAAGCACATCTTCAAAGACTGGCAGCACATAGAATACTGTCGAGTTGATGTATGACTCGTAGTTAAAATTGGACGCAAGATAGTTGGTAATATTTGAAGCATTTAGCAAGAAATGCTGTGCTGCTAGTGGTTCAAAATGAAAGAGCTCTACAATTTTTAGCTTACCTTTTGAACCACTAGCTATTGTTTGATAAATCACATCGTCAGTTGTCGCATCTTTTAAATCAGTATAGATGTCATAGTCTTGCTTATCTTTTTCGATATCAAAATATCCTAACTGAGCATTATAAGCACCTCCCACGTTGGCTTCAACAGCGTAAGGATCTGCCATTCTTATTAAGTGTTCCAGTGTATTTCTAGTATACTTATTTGTTAGATCTGTGGATCCCGTAGGCATGCCTAAAATGTTTGATAATTCAGACATTATTTTCATCTCATGAATATGCTTGCTATATTCGCAGACCGACTCTTCAAAGCACGTCCAGATTTCTTTTTTAGTTAATTCAACAGATAAAACATCGTCGCCTAATTTTCTCTTCACAAAATTGACCATGTTATCAGCTTCTGTCTGAAATGCTGCGTCTGAATCAAAAAAACCAAACGGTGTTGGACTCACTGTGTTGCTAAAAGTTGGCATTTAGGTTCTCAAGTTGCTTTAATTTATAATTATCATTAGGAATAGAATCGTTATGATTCATTAACAAACTGATGACAAAGGAAGAAACATGAAAACTTTGCGCCTTGGTTCAGCGGGTATTGATGTAGAGAAATGGCAAATTTTTCTTAGAGGAAGAAAGAAAAATAGCTGCGTGGTCGTATTAGGCAACTTTGATCAGATTACTCATGATGAAACAAGAGAATTTCAATTAAAATATAAGCTAAAAGATGACGGTGTCGTAGGTCCGACGACAATGTCAACAGCTCTTAAGCTTGGCTATAATACAATGTCAGACAGCAGCGTAGACGAATACGGACCAAATTGGCCTGCGAGGCCCTCAGTTAAATCTCTAACTTTTCAAGATAGAGTGAAGGTTTTTGGAAATTTTAGCTACATTCCGTCGCCCACGCCGAGCAATCCAGAAGCGATTACTATCACAGACAATTGGGCAAAAAACAATATAGCTGCTGTTGAGGTAAAACAGCTAAGAAGCGTAAAAGGATCACCAACAAGTTGCAGAATACAGATTCATGAAAGCATTGAAAAACAAATTGTGCAGCTTTTTAACACATGGGAAGAAGCGTGCTTATCTGAGCAACTAAAGAGCTGGGGAGGATCTTGGGTGCCGAGATTCATTAGAGGATCTCGAACGTCCCTTTCTAATCATGCATGGGGAACGGCATTCGACATTAATGTTAAGTGGAATATGCTTGGTACTGTACCGGCGCTAAAGGGCAAAGAAGGCAGTGTCAGAGAACTAGTCGAGATAGCCTTTGACCATGGATTTTATTGGGGCGGCTGGTATCCTCATCGCCCTGATGGAATGCATTTTGAAGCTTACAAAATTTTATAATTACATTCCAGAAATTAGAGATTGTACAGCAGTCTTTACTCTCTCTTGAAGCTCTTTTGGTAGTGCGGAGAGCAGAACATAAACTTCGCCTTTTTGACTAGACTGCGGTACACCTCCAACAAAATGATCTTGGTACACTGTAACAACTGTTCTAAGAGACAACGGCGCGGGTCCTGCTCTTTCAGCAATAATTGGTTGGTAAAGATCGGCTTTGTTCATATTAGCCTTTCAACACAAAATTTGGACTAGTTAAAACTTCAGTTAGACTACTTAATTCTTTTCTGAGAGTAGAAACTTGTTCTTCTAAAAGAACCGTGTCTTTTCCTAAAGATTTTTCTTCTTGAATCTTGAATTCGAGCTCGATGATTTGCAAAAGAATTCTCTCAGATGATGCTGACATAATTTGTTCCTAACGTGTTTTTTTCTTTGTGTTTGTTTTTGCTGTGTATTTCTTCTTAGTAAGCTTTGAAGAACTTATTTCTTCGACAGAAGGAGCAGTCATTTTTAGATCATTATTCTTTTTAGATAGATCCTTGAGGCGTTGTTCTTCTTGATTAATCCACGCGTCGTAAAGCACCTTGTTGGATTCTGCTTTAAAAGAAATTAATCTATCTAATAATTCTTGTCTAACCTTGGCAAGAACAAATTGTTTATTTTCTTGTTGCTCAGATCCTACAACTACAGTGTTTGTTAGTGTCTCATAGACAAAGAATAATTCTGTTGGCGTTAAATTTAACATAATTCTATTGTACAACAAACAATTATTTAGTTTACAGTGCAAAAACAACAAAGCCCACTTTACAGTGGGCTTTGTTATTTAACTAGCTAACTTATCACCAAGACTTATCAGTGAATTTATAATGCTTCTGCAACGCACGGTAGATCGTACGAGCTTCACGTCCGTCAAAACGGAAAGTGTCACCGTTGGGAGAGTCAACATACAACATAGTTGAATCGCTCTGCGGATTTGTGCTTACTGCAACAGTGATTCCACTGTCTCTACGAGACGTCTCAGTACGAAACTTTCCAGTTCGATCTTGTCGTGTAATGATAGTAGAATTGTGGTTAGTTGATTGAGTGTTCTTGTTCTTTCGTCGTGTCATAAATTACCTCTATACATTAGAACCAACGGTTCTTATGAGTATGATATTAACAAGAAGCAAGAAACATGTTCAAAAACTTAGATAGTTTTATTTTTCTTCAATCTTTGATATTAGCATGCCGACTTTTTTGGTAGCATCGGGACTTGCTGATAACAAAGATTTTACGAAAGCTAGCAGAGCGGCACCTTTACTTGCATCACCCTTTTTTGCAGCAGTAATAGCTGTTTTTAGTGTGGGCTCGTCTATGCCTAGTTGATTAGCAATTTCTTTGGTGTTAAGCTGTCCTTTCGTATCAGTCTTAGCACCCTTTGCATCAGCTGCAGAATCTTCTGCTTCTCTAAGAATCTCTTGACGAATAATTTTTCTAAGTTGTGTTTCTGTGATCTTGATCATAATTCTTAAATATCACTTGCTATTGATTAAACCAGAAACAATGCTTGGTGAAACACCATATTCTGCGGTCTTATTGACATCACCCTTCGCAGTTGCATAAACAATAGCAGCAGAAGCAAATGCAGAACATTGCTCAGACGTTTTACTAACGTCGTCGGCACCTGTAGCGGGATTAAATCCAACAGCATTTTTACCGCCCATCTTGTTCGCGTAGCAGTGTCCGAACCATCCATTCTTGATGTTTGCTTTTGGATCCATCACGTATGTCCAATTACACGCATCTGGAGTCGCATCAGGCCAAGTTGAACCCACTAACGGTGTGTGGGGTGTGTCACCGTACGCAACAAATGTAGTCGTCTGATCGAGTTTCTCTGTAGGACTTTCAGGATCTACTTGCTGCGACAGATAGTTGTAGAAGCCGTTCAGAACCTTCCCTAGATGTTTCGTGGTATTTCGACCTTGGTTCATTAAGGTCATATTATCGAATGTAACGTGGGGATCTGTGAAGGTCGTGTCGCTGGTGGGACCAGGAGACAGAGCCACGATTGCTGTCTTGGATAGACCAAGCGTGAATGCCTTCGCAACGACGATGAGCGTGCGTCCAAATTCTTCAATGCCTTTGCGTTGAGCTGAGGTCATATAGGACGAATTGGCACTTAGCCCATCGATCATTTCTTGAATTCCAAAGTCGATCAGATCTTGACTAGTTGGTGTTAATTGCGATGCAAAATTAAGCCCGATGATTCTAGCAGCGTTCTTGGTGATCTGCATCTGTGGTGCCCAAGAAGATCGAGCCGAAGACTTGCGCAAACCTGCGAGAGCTTTGTAATAGACTTCAAAGAGCTCTTGGTCAGCTTTTGAGGTTAGCGAAAACTGACTAGCTGCAGAGTTAAACAGATCGATCATACCTGCAGAGCTTGGAACCGTAGCCACTTCAGGCGCTCCGGGGGCTCTTCCGTATTTGACAGGATCGATGCCTAGAACTGGGACGATAGCTGAAGAACCTACTGCACCGAGAGATGCAAGTGCAGCTTGCATGGAAGAGTTACCTGATAGCGCAACTTGCGAGATCGGAAACTCAGTGTGGGTCTCGTCCTTACCGGACATGAACGCTGTCACTGGGTATTTGGGTATGCCGGTGATGTGATCAAACCACGGTGCATCAGGACCGTAGAAGAAAGATCTGTCTCCGCCCGACCAGCCCTTCACGCCGTTGGGTAGTAGGGGCATAGTGTTACCTTTGCCCCATGTATATGTTCCTCGGTATCCGTTGATTGGATTGTAACCGTATTGAGATGTATAGAGGTAAGAAGAGAATCCTCCAAAGTTAGACGACAGTCCGGACACATTAGCATTCTGGCATGCTTTGAATCCGACGTCAGCTACCGGCCACAACTCTTGGAACCAGGCTTGTGAACCGTTCGGCGCCGGTACTAGCAAAGATCTACCGTAAGTAGATCCTGCAGCTTCAGCTAATCCGTAACCTCCCTCGTCTGCTAAGAAATTAAGCAGTTTGCTTCTCTCGATGCCGATAGCAGCGGCTGCAACAGTGCACATCTTTAAAAATGTGCGGCGGCGGTCGTCACGTAAACCCTTTAGCTTCCAGTTTGACATCTATTTTCCTTTGTGTTATTGGCAAGAGTGGGCTGCGCTGAGCAGTGCAGCGACTGCGATGTTCTTCTTCTTCATCAAATCAGACTGATCACCCGGTTTTGCTTTCTGCAGGATGAGGTTGCACAACAGCATGTGGTCATCTGTGGCAGGCGTTCCGATCAAGCAAGACACGCTCTCTTCAACACAAGATCCGTCAGATGCGAACATGGGTAGATTCTTGCCGTTCAAGGTGCACGCAGGTGCTTTTGTCGAGTCACCGATGTTTGCTATGATCTGTGCCGCAGCTTGCACGAAGATGTCCATGAGCTTCATAGCTGAGGCTGTAGAATGTTCCTCTTTTTCACTGAGGCGAGAGTCTAGCTTCGGAACACCCAGAGCATCTTTACCTGTGAAGTAGAGAAAGCCGGGCGTAGAAGGCTTCGCGACGCAGTAGCCATCTGCAGCATCGGGTGAATTATTGCCCACATCGAGACATCCTCTATTATTCTGAGTGAGCTTATCGTCTTGGTTGCAGAAGCAAGACTCATTTGTAGGACAAAGCGGATCGTTTGTGCCGTTAGCGTCAGTCACAGCCATCTCGCAAGCTGCACCGCTTCCACCAAAGATAGTGCCTAATGTCTGACTCATGCCGAAAGCTGGTGATTGCGTCGTCTTTAGATCAGTCAGATTTCCCGGAGGAATTAGAGCACCTCGGGCGCGCAAAAAGTTGCCCAGCTGTGCGTAAGTCAGTTTGTGGCAGCTGTGTAATCTTGACACGATCTCATCGGTGGCAGGGCTGTCGTATTGAGGCACTTCTTCAGGGTCACCACCCGTAGAAGACGTCGAGTCTGCAGAAGTTCCGCCTCCTACACCTGCTGCAGTTGAAGCGTCTGACGCGACTGTCACAGAGACCGAGGATGGATCTTCCCATTTAGGACAGTAACCCTCATCAATATCAGGTGGTGTAGCACCGCAAGAAGCTACAAAAATGTAGAATGTTACGAAGGTGAGACCCGGTAAAAACCTATTCGTTGTCTTCATGTTAAAACCTCGTGAAATCATCAGACAGTAGAATTGATCTGAGCACTTTCTTTAAATTGTAACCGTTACTCTTAAACTGGGAGACCAGTTTGGTCATCGTTAAGAGCTCTACATTCTTATCTTTGCGGTCGGGCAGAGACACCCAAGCTCTTCCACCGATCTCAGTGATGTCAGGTCGACCCATAGCATAGTTCCAAATTCTCTTCACGGCGCATTCAATGACCTCATCGTCCTTTGACATTTGTTGGCCCAGCTCAGACAGATTTGCGGCAGGTGCAGGCACTTCAATACCGTCAACTTTCATGGTCTTCTTCCAGGCTGTAGTGTTATTACCGCTGTTAGGGCAGGAGGGAGAGGTGCACAGCCAGTCGCTCATCTTGGCTCGAGGCGAACCTGTGACAGGCACAAAGACTGAATACTCACCCTGCGGAGTGAGCATCTGATAGATGCCCATTGAATCAAATTGACTGAACAGAGGAGACCGATGGTTCCATGTGGCGTGACAGTTGGCACAAACATTGCTTGTGTTGTAGGCGTGAAAGTCCACACGCCCACCGTTACAAGTTCCAGCGATCTCACTCACGGGCCATTTGTTCTGGTAGCCCGGGATTGGTTTCTCACCGTTACAAGGTGCGTCGTCTGGAGGCTGATCTGTGGGTTCTCCGCCAGACTGCTCATTGCCACTGCGACACAAGAAGGTCTCGTGGTAGAAGCGGTTCCGTCTAAACGACAAGTTGCCATAGTATAAGCTCTGAGCACCGGGATCGGTGAGAATGCCCGAGTGGGTCATACCGCCAGGTAGATTGTTGCAAGAACCATCAACAAAGGTATTGTTTGCAGGATTAAAAGTAGGGCATGTATTAACTTGTTGAATGAGGATATTTCGCCAGTCTTTTTCTTCATAAACAACCTTTGCTGCAAAAATAGGTGCTGTATCTCGCGTAGGTTCTCCTGCTGTTGTTGATGCCCCACCCATTTTAAACGTGTACTTGAAGAACTCAACAAGAGACGCAGCGAAACGCGGATCAGACAACTTCTTGTCGATCAGCTCCTCGTACTTCGCCTTCTGCTGGTCTGGCGGCAGGTCGGCGATCTCGTAGATCTCAGCTAGCGTAGGAGCATCACCAATCAGGAGAATACTCGCTGTGCGGAGGGCTTCAGAATAATCCAGTTCTCGCTCATCGAGCTCTGTCAGATCGATTTTAGGTTCATTGTTACCGGAGCCCGCAGCAGCCACAGAGGGGCCTGTAGTCTCACCCGCAGTTGTCTCTTGATCACTCGGCGAGGTGGAAGACACCGACACCCCCGAAGATGTGGTCTTCACAGCGGGTGTGGAACAGTCCTCGTGCGCGGCGGAAGTATCCCCTGCGAGCTTATGAGGGTTGTGACGCTCGCAGCCGTAAGATGTGAGTAACGCTGAGGCAGCGAGGATCGCACCCGTCTTGGTGTATGTGTTTCTTGTCATTGCCATATAACTTTATTACTATACAACTTATAGTGGATTAAAGTTCAAAAATACAGTGGCAATTGACTGAAATTATTCTCGCAGGAAAGAGATGTGCTCTCTCACTAAAATTCTTAGATCATTTATGATTCTTGATTCTTGAAAACCCGTGCGCGACCAATCAGCCTTGGAATTGACCCGTCTGAAGAAGGTCCTCGCAAGCTCAGTGCCAGCCTTCAGGTCGCCACCCCGATAGGCAGCTGCCAAGGAGGCCAATCCGGTCATCTCGGCGGGGGAGAAAAATGTCTTAAAACCCCGGGGTAGTTTTGCCGAGCTCATTTTTTCCACATATTCTATGACGTCTGAGACGAAGCGATCTCGAGCGGGATCTTCAGCAGCGTTCTGGAACCGCTGTTCGATGTCTTTCATGGGCACGCGTCGTGCGATGCCCACGAACTTGGACTGGTCTTTCTGGAGTTGATCGTACTGCTTAGCAGGGATCTTAAAAGTGGCGCCGTCCACTTGTCCAAAGAGCCCCTCGATCCGCTCGCTGCCCAAAGCAGCGGGCACCCCACCGCTGTCCACCACTGCCATGAGGATCCCCTCGATCTGTTCTACCCTGTCTCGACTGGGTCTGCCGCCCGCGGCCAGCTCTTCTCTAAATGCTTGTAGTTCACCCTTGTCCTTCGGATCTTTGACGTAGGAAGAAGCTGACTTACGGAGAGCTTCTTTGGGGAGAAATAACACACTGCCCTGCTCACCGCTGAGCTGATCAGCTGTGGTCTGATCCAACTGCCCTGACAGGTCCACCACTGTGAAGTCTCTGACCACGGGGTAGTCGATGAAGTCTGATCGACCCGTCTTCTTGAGCACCTCAAAGCGGTAAGACACCGGTGCCCCCACGGGTGGATGGTTGTTCTTCAGCGCTCGAGTGACCGCCGGAAAGAGTCCGCCGCCCACAGCTGTCTTACCGCCCTTGCCCACGTATTCCACATCCCCGCCGGGGAGGACCGTGAGGGCCATGTGCTGACCCGCTAGTTTCTCTGTGAACTGGGATCGGGAGGGTGCACCCAAGAAAGCGTCGAGCACGTCGATCATCTCGTTGGACTTCAAGCTGCTGAATCTTCGTGTGGGCATGCGCGGCAATAACTATGCGGGGAAAAAGAAAAAGGTTCCCATCTCTGAGAACCTCTTTGCTGTTTTCGCTGTACTGCGCCGAGAAGATCAGCCGCCGGAGATGGCGAACGAACCGCTCGCGGCAGCCACGAGGAAATTCACGCCGTCGCTGACAAGTGCCACCGAACTACCCACCACAGCGGGCAGAGCGAGGCTGCTGCCTTGAGCTGAGAGAGCGCCTGTGCCGGGCTGACCCGCGAACACCTTGGTGCCCCCCGTCTCGGCCGAGCCGGTGAGGACGTGAGCGTGTGCTGACAGCGAACGCACGATAAACTGTGCACCTGCGACCGAAGAAGCAAGGGGCATGGTCAGCGTTCTGGCGGCGCCGCCGGACACTGTGTAGACACCACCCACGGTGAGAGTCGCGTTAGCAGTGTGTGCTGTCACGTCGTACTTGGGGGATTGCGTGAGGGCTGCTGTGATCTCGAGACCGCTGCCCTCTTTTGTTTGGTTTAAACCTGTGCTTGTGATTGTTACCTTTGGCATTTTATTGAGCTCCTAAAATTGTCGATTAGTGTCTGTGTTGCTCCGGTGAATTTTTTGCTGATCAGCTGGCCGGTGCTGCTGCTTAAATATAGAGTTCTTTGACAAAAAATTGAGACAATTTTAAGGTTGTTCAGGCTCGGACATCACCACGAAGCACCAACCGTGGCGCTGACAGAAGAGCTGAGCAGCCTCCCACTTGGCGTCGTCCACGGAGTCGGAGCGGCCCTTCACCTCGTACAGGGTGCGGTCGACGGGAGAGAAAAAATCAGGCACGTAAGTCTTGATCGAACCATCTGGATGTGTATAAGGAATTGTGATGCCGTGTTTCTTAGTGACGTAGTAACCCTTCGAGATGCATGATCGAAGAAATGAAGTCTCCCAAGAGGAGTGCATGAATTCTTCCTCTCCCGTGAAGGGATTGAGGATCCACTCAGCTTTGAAGGGTGCATGGGGACCGATCAGACCGGCTTCTAGCATCTCAAGATTACGGCGTGTGAGGTCAGCTTTGCGTTTAGTGTCTTCTTTCCAGCCTTTACTTTGTCCTTCACACAAATGACGATTTTTAATCGGATCTTTAAAAGCTTTAGAGACGGCATTGCCGATCTTGGCAGATAAAATCTGCTTATTGTTCTTATAAGTTTGTCTAATCGAATTATTTCGTTTTTCTATCTGTTCAGGAGAAGTCTTAAATCCTTTTGCAAAGCAGCCCGTAACTTCCACACGTGCATTATGACCTGTCATATAGTCATTGAAACGATACTGAAGTTTATGCCACAAAACTTGCTCACCACAACCACACATGCACAACGGAATCTTTTCATTGAGAAAGTACTTTAAAACGTAATTTTTCTGATCTTTGATGTTTTTGTGTGATCTGGTGATGTGATTTCCTAAAGATCGTCTATTCTTGCACAATTGTCCACACGCTAAGCAAAACTGTTCTATGTCTTCGATCCCAATGCCCATGTGATAACTATATACCCGGGAATGGTTTACGTTTAAACAAATACAAGAAAGGCCACCTTTCGGCGGCCTTTCCCATCAGACATGGTCTATTGTGATTATCATATCACGTTCATGTCCAAACATGTGACCGTGCCGAAGAAGTCAGACCGCACCATTTTCTTGCCGTATCGAGTCATCACTCCCTTTCTCGGAGTGAAATCTTCTGGCGCGAAGATGGTTGGTGTCACGATGAGTGGCACGTACGGAGCGTAGACGTAGCCGGTCTCGAGGTAGCTGCCGCCCTTGTAGCCGACGAGGATCTTGTTTCTCACGAAGTAAGGATCCTTGTAGACTGTGAAGCGGTTGCTCACGGTGCCGATCGCCTCAGCGCCGATGGAGAACGGTGAGCCGACCTGACCCTCGGCATCGATCGAAAGCTTGGGCTTGTAGAGGACCGAGCTCTCGAGGATGGTGGCGACGTCCGGTCCGCAGACGAGGAAGTTTGCGCTTCCGCGGAGTGTCTTGCGGTGGATGGTGTTGGCCACGTCGATGATGGTCTCAACGAGGGTCTCGTACCACTCGCGAACTGTGCCTGTGAAGGCCGGTCCGATTTGGTTGAGGTCGCTGAGGCTCTGACGAACTCCTGTCGACTTGTTGACGAAGCGTCCGGGCGAGCGGCTCCAGTAGTAGTTGGCGCCGTTGGCTGCAGACACGAGGTCGTTGAGGATCTCGCGGTCGATCTCGAGAGCAATCTGCTCAGAGAGAATCGAGGTGAGCTCAACCTCTGCGTCCATCGAGTGATAGGCGTTGAGGTCTTGCGCGAGCTCCGGCGACCAGCGAGCACGTAGCTTGCGGGTCTCTGCTGTGACTGCGATCGACTCGATGCGGATGTCGATCTCTGGGATTGCCGGAGTAGGAGTCGTTCCGAAGTCAGACTCGAAGGAGGGCACTGTGACAGTTGAACCCACAGAGGAGTCAACTGAGAGGCTAGTAGACACTGCAAAAGTGAACTTGCCCGTGGCTGTACCATCGGCTTGCGCTGCATTATCAGCTGCGACGAGCATGAGGACGTGTGAGCCGTTGAGCGCGTCGCCTGTGAACACCTTGGTAGAATTGTTCCAGTTGCCACGCTTGTTCAGTCTGCGGAGGTTCTTGAGGCCGCTGCCCGCCTGGTATGCCTCGCCCCAAGCCTTGCTGTTAGTCACACCGCTGTGGAGTGCAACTTGCTCGACTGCGAGTCTATCGACTGATGAGCCAAGGTCAGAGAAGGGCACGACGAAGTAGATTGCGTCGAGCGAGCCGTCAGCGAGAGAATTCTCAACTTGCGGGTCGAAGTCAGCAAATCGTGCGTTTGAGCCGCTGAACATGGAGTCAGAGGTGATCATCACGCCTTCAGCCCACGCTCCGGAAGCGTTGAATGAACCCGAAGCGTTGCCTGAAGCACCGGAATCATAGGTGAGATCAACGGACTGTGCAGAACCTGTCACTCGAGAGTAACCTGCACCCACAAGATCGTACATGCCGCCGGCGGCGAGGGATCCGGATTGGACGCCCTTGCCACGTGGATTGTTGTAGATCGATTGACCCCTCTCATAGACCGAAGTAGAATCTGATCCTGGTACGCCCACGTTTGTGCCGTAGGTGTAATCCAGATAGAAGATGAGTCCTGAGGGAAGGCTCATCGGTTGAATCGACACGAGCTCATTGGCAACGAGGCCACCGAACACGCGGCGGACGATCGGGAAGGCGATGTTTGAGAAGCCTTGGATCTGACCGCTGCTTGAAAGATTGCCGCCCCCTGAAGACAGAGCTGAGCTCTCCTTAAGGACTTGCGCTGCTTGATTCTCGAGAAGCTGTGCCATCGTCTCACGTCGTGCGCCGTCGAGGCCACGGAGGAGACCTGTGCGGCTCCACTTCTCTGTTAAGCGGGCCCGCTCTGCACCGATGTGCTTGTCGCGGATACCCTGTGCTAATTGATCTAAGCTAAAATACTTCATTTTGAATAAACTCCTAAAAAAATCTAAAGTTGGTTAAAAAGTTCACATCACTTAATGATGCCCGCGAGCTTCGCCCAACGATCGGCTTCAAAGCCTTCGTTAAGCGCTGATGCTGTCGCTGCGGGACGCACGGGGCGCGATGAAGAGCCAATGACACCACGTGCAGTAGATTCGGTCACAGTGCGACCGGACGAACCGCCCTGGAGGGCTTTCACCAAGCTCTCGTAGACAAGCTTTGCCTCGCGAACATTCTGTGCCTCATCGAGACGCTCAATCACCTCTGCCTTTTGGCGCTTGGTGAGCGACTCATTCTGGAGCAGTTTATTCGTGAAGAGTAGCTTTGCGTTGAACAGATTTACTTCTGCCAACTTCTCGCGGAGTTCGGTCTCCGCCAACCTTGTGGATCCACCATTATTTGATGATCCATTGCGGGAAATTGCTTCTGCAAGCATTCCCTGTAACTTTTCTGTGCGACGCACGGACTCATTGAACTGCTTGGCATAGTAGACATAAGCCTCTTGCATCTTCTTGGCTTGCTGCTTCTTCTGCTGAGCTTCTTTCTGCTTCTGCTGAGCCTGCTTCTGCTTCTGCTGGGCTTCTTTCTGCTTCTGCTGGGCTTCTTTCTGCTTGCCTTGCTTCTGATTCTGTTGGGCTTCCTGTTGCTTTTTCTGAGCCTCTTGCTTCTGCTTCTGCGCTTCTTTCTGCTTCTGCTGGGCTTCCTGCTGCTTTTTCTGATTGTGCTTCTTGGCTTGATGTGCCTTCTGCTTGGCTTCGAACTGTAGACGAGCCTCTGCAGCTAAGCGGCGCTTAAGAGATTCTTGCTGCTTCTGAGCTTGCTTTTTATCTTCAGCTTCATCTTGCTGATCAACCTCATCTTGCTGATCAACCTCATCTTGCTGATCAACCTCATCTTGCTGATCAGCCTCATCTTGCTGATCAGCCTCATCTTGCTGCTTACCTTGCTTCTTTTGTTGAGCCTGCTTCTGCTTCTGCTGGGCTTCTTTCTGCTTATCAGCTTCATAAGCTTGCATCATCTCATCCATCTCATCTGTCTCATCTGTCTCGTCCATCTCATCTGTCTCGTCCTTATGATCAGCCTCAGAGAGGTCAAGCTCAAGGGGGTCACCGAGATCTTCATCTTCAAAATCATCAGTAACATCGCCAGGGCCGTCGCCCCATGCAGCAGGCTCTGTTTCTTCACGAAGTGATCTCATGCGAGAAATCTCTCTACGAAGCATGTTTTCATCAATCTCAACGACAACATCACCCTTTAACCATCGTGTTTCCATTTTTTCTTCCTCTTCTTCAGATTCTTCCTCTTCTTCAGATTCTTCAGATTCTTCTTCATCACCACCGATGTCGAGATCATCTTCAACCGCTTCTGATCCTTCATCCTCGTCACCCTCAAGTCCGGCAACAAGTTCAATTTCAACGTCGTCGGGTTCAACCTCGTCTGGCAAGCCCTTAAGAGTTAAAGTAATGTCTTCTTCGTTAAGTGAAAATTTCTTTTTCATATTCGTTTCCTGCTCCATGAGATTTTTCAAGGTTTTGTGGCTTTCAACCAGACTTTTTATTAAAAGTTGTTTAGTAGAAGAATTCTTTGTATTCTTCAATGCTGAATACATATCTTCTACTTCAGAAATTGTTGAAACAAGACCTATTAGATAGCTCTTTGTTTCTCTTAAAACTGAGCTTGCCTTAGCATAATTCTTGACTTTTGTCTCAATTCGTCTAACGGCAGATTCAGCTTTTACAGCTTGCATTTTAGACAAAGGAACAAAAGTATCAACTGCATCTTCGTCGTCCATGCTAAGTTCCATCTCATCATCAGGACCAGTTAGAACGCTGAGATCGAGTGTAAGTTTTCCTTCTTCGTCGGGCATAGAAATTGCTGCAGCAGCTTCAGGATCCACGCGGGGCATCGACATCATCGCTCCAGCAGGATCACTCTCGGGCATGTCGTCAAGAAGAAGATCATCGACTTCATCTTCATTGTCTTTTGCTTCACCTAAAAGTTGATTCTCTATGAGATCTTTTATTCTGGGCGTCACGGCTTCTAGAATAGCTCTCTTGGCATTGTCTTCAGCTATTTCTTTTAGCTTCTTGACATCTGCTAGGGCTTCTTCATACAGTTGCTTACTCATTTGAATCCTTTCAAATTACCGATATCATGTGTCAATAACTAATTATTCATCAAACTAGCAAATTACAATAAATACAAAAATCTGACGTCAATTTACGTCTTTGTACTTGATCCTTTAGTTAAATTACTGCCCAAAGAAACAACACCGACAATTCGACTAGACACATGCGGCGATACAGTGCCTAATGAAAATTTATCTGAAAGCGTCTCAGGAGAAATATTTAAATTGGGCTTATATTCTTTCGGTACTATTTCATTTACATCATCATTGTCTTTATCAAAATTAACGTTGACTTGAGCGAGGGAGCCACTCAAAGCCCCAGGAGAAGTAAGATCTGGCATGTAGGGATTTGCGGGTGCACCCTTAATTCCTACATTAACATCTATGGTTTTTGTATTGGGTAATAGATCAAGGGTATTACCATTGAAATAAATTAAAGAATTTCCGTTTTCGGTTGCAACTGTATCGGGAACATCTCCCAACATTGTATTAACATATTTCTTAACTATTGCATTGGCTGCAACAGTATTGCTATTTTGATTAATCAAATCTGTTGCGCCGTAAAACAATCCTCTTGACTCACCCTTGTCTGTGGTCATGGGATTGTTATTAAATGATCTATGCAGACGTCTATATTTGCTTAACTGTCCCGGCAAAGGTGATGAGCCGACATAGTCAGTGTATCTACCTTTACCGGGAGACGTCATGATGCTACAAGCCTGCTATCAACCGCCTTGAGAACCTTTTGACTTGCCCAGGACAAGGTTGACATTAATAGGTGAAGCTCCGATAAGAGGTGATGTTAAGCTTGGAGACTGAGTTCCTAAGCTATCAGAAGATTGATCAACAGGAGACGTGGGCAAAACATAGGTAGATTTAAGATCTGTAACTGCAATCGTACCTTGTCCGTCTTTCTCTAGCGGGTTAACGTTGACCTTTCCGTCGACAGCGCCCGGGGAGCTGAGATCTGGTATGTATGGATTACCAGGATCGCCCGGTCTATTTACCTGCGCGTCGGCGAGCGTAGGAGCCCCGCTATATGCCATGCTGACGCCCGTAGGAAACATCTGAGAATCTCCTACGCCTCCTTCTAAAATGGCTACTGCATTTGCAACTAGATCAGTCTGAAAGTTGCCTTTACCTGATGCAGCTTTGCCATTAAACAATCCTAATCTTCTGCTGTATGCAGTTGCGCTATTTACGCTGAGTGGGGTATAATTTGTGTATCTTCCTGATCCTGGGCCTGGCATTGTCTTGTTCCTTTTTCTTAAACTATGTGTAAATCAACCGCGTAACCAAGTCTTCTTAATCTCATTTATCTTTTGAAGGCGCCTGCGAAGACGTGACTCTTCTATCTTAAGAGCCTTCATGAAATCAATTGAAAGCTCATGTGACTTGTCAGAACCGAGCTCATCTGCATCAAGCTCTTCTGTATCTTTAGCTCTATCTTCAGTCGACTCCATGTCACCGAACTTAGCAACTTCTTCTTCAATAATCTGCTTGAGTAATCTGCTTGTTAGTTTCATTTTTAACCTCTTGTACGGCGTCTCTTTTTAAATATTCATCAAAAAAAAATTAATCATTTTTTTGGCACATCAGCAAAAGCTAGATTAGCCCACTTGGAAGCAGCCTCTTCACCAAACAGATCTTCAGGTGCAGCAGAGGCAACAATTTTTTCTGCAGCGCCCATTGGTGCAGGTGTAAATTTACCTGGTGTGTCCGATTCTAGCATTGACGGCAGGCTCTTAGCAGCTGTATCAGCTAGTATAGAAGCCATCATCTGATTGCCCCCGGACTCTAATTTAATTGCTTCTCTTAGGGCAGTAGAAGGCATTCTCATTCTATCAGCAGATTTTCTTGAAACTTCAGAAGAATGAATGGATTTTTTAAGCGAGACAGACTGTGACTCTCGTCTAGACTCATTGACTGCAGGTAGCGCAGAACCCACGCCCTCCGTTAGAATTTCTACAAGACATTCTTTAACAATTTGCTTCAGTTCATTTTTTGTTAATTTCATAAGATTTAAAATTATCAATATTTAATCACGACTTTAGACTAAGAATATCATTCAAGACTCTATCGATTCTGTCAGATTTGTTAAAAGCATTCTTAAGTTCATTTGGATTGATTGACTTACCCTCAGGAAGCATAAAAGCTCCAGGCGTAGAAGGCTCAGATACAAAGTCCCAACAGATGAGTTGAAAATCATCCTGAACTACGTGATAATCACCTTGCTTCTTTGTAGAACCCACGCCTCTTGACGATATGCCTAATTTAACACCTGACTCAATGAGTGACTGGAGAATTTTGCCTGACGGCGTATCCAAAATTTCGACTGTGCCAAAAACTACCTGCTTATCAATGTAAGCTTCTTTGACCAAATGCGAAGCATTTTTAAGATTAACAACAGAAGAATCTGGGTGGTCTAATTCTCCTAAAGCTCTGTTCTCAACAATAAATTTTTGATAGTTTCTAATCTCTCTCTCAAGAATATCCATGGGATAAATTCTACCATTCTGATTAAGCGTGTCTGCCTTCTGTAAGATGCCTTTCATCATCACCTTGCCGTTGTTCTTCTCGCGAGATTCTTTTATCATCTCGGGTGTGTAGTTGAATACTTCGTAAGTATTTAATAATTTTAGATCGGTAGACATGGTCACTCCTTTGAGTCAAGCTCTATTCTGAGCTTAGAATAAATCATAAACTTTGTGATTAATGAGTCATTGATAACTTCAAAATTTTCATTCATTAATTCTTGCTTTGTTTCTAAAAGTTTTGTCTTTAGATGTGGCAAATCTTTAATTTCTTCTAGATAAGAATTAATTCTCTCTGAAAGATCTTCTCTTACTTCTTCTAGCTTAATCTTTAAATATGAATAATCGTTGGAAGCAGAAGAAAGTGCGTATGCCTTAATGATGTCTTTTTGTTGTTCATTGAGACTACCTGCATATTTTTCATTTAACTTTTTTGTCATAACAGACATCAAAAGACGAGAAGTACCAGGTGTTTCTTCAGGCAGCGTGTGCTCAGAGAGATCCTGCTTAGAAGAAAGCAGCCATTGCATTAGCTGATCTTCGTATTCTGCAACTTTGGTGATATCTGCATCATCAGATCGCCATTCATTAATGAGTTGTTGAATCGTAGCACACATTCTGTATTCATTAATTTGCTGATCATAAAAAGATCCGTCATTATTAATCGTGTGGTTGATGTTTCGAATAAGCAAAGATTTTTCTCTATCCAAGGAATTTAAATCTATGCTTATTGCAGCATCTTTTGCTTCTTTAAGAATTCTAGATGCCACCTGAGGAGAAGACACTGTGGTTTTCATTAATGAGTTGAGCAATCTAAACTCTTTGTATAGCGTTGTGCCCTTCTTAAAATGTCTTCTCAAAATCTTTAAGGCAGACGATGATTTCTTCTTATCGTCATCGACCAACGACTTTGAGATACAAGAAACTAGAAATTCATACAACAAAATTGAATTTCTTTTTTTATTATGATTTTTGCTACTTCTCATCACAGTATCTCCTCTTCGTCTTTGTCAAACTCCTGCTCCTCTACTTCCATCGATAGTTCCTCAGATAAAATATTGTTTTCTCTAGGCATTTTATTTTGGAAAGCGGATGTTGATGCCATCTTTTTTAAGGCAGACATGACATCAGCGCCTATTCGAGTTCTCATTTCTTTTAGCGGATTTGAAGCAAGTGATTTAATAAACTTTCTGTCAAATGGATCTGTCATCGCCAAATCTTTAGCATCAAGAGATGATGCCCAGTCAGGCATGTGTAATTTTGCCGGCCCTGTGTGTCTAATTCTAGCTCTATTATGACGAATTTTATCTATTTGCCGCTGCGCTTTAACAGGCATTTCAATGTCTTTTAATTTAAATTTGATGCTAATGTCTTCATCGTTATCGTCTGGATTGTCTGCTGAAAGAAGAAGATCACCTGTTTCGTTTTCTGCAGCATCGTCGCCGGTGAAGAGATCTCCTCCTTCTTCGCCAGATTCCTCGCTGTCGCCCTCAGATTCGCCTTCAGATTCTTCTCCCCCAGATTCCTCCTCAGGTTCTTCCTCAGGCTTTGCGTTTTCAATCTCTGCATCAATCAATTTCTCTTTCAAGCGTTGCTCATCAATGTCTCTGCATTCTTCTTCGCTTAGCGCCCAAATGTGTTTTCTGATAAATTCTTTGCTCATTTGACCTTCAGGTGCAGACCCTGCAATTTCAAACTTAGACCTCCACAGCTCAAGTTTTTGCTGTTGTGCTATCGTCGACGGGTTGGGTAGTCTTAAAACAAAATTCTGCAAATCTTCATCATCAAAACCATGAGAATAGAGGTGAATGATGGCTAACTTGTTGAGCTCAGCGATAATAGTTTTTTGGATAACAGCAATCGTGCGTGAAAATCTAATGTCTTCTTGCGCAAGTGTAGCCTTAGAGCTAAGTGCTTCGTCATAGCCCAAATAAGCTTTTGGTATCTTAAGCGCTGAAAATAGCTTCTTTTGAATGTAGGCGACATCTTCGACTGCAGCTGCATTAGTTCCGCCTGCGAGTGTGTCTATCTTGGTTCCTGACTCACCGCCGCGCACGGGGATAAAATAATCCTCGTCGACAGACAAGGGATTGTAACGAAGATCAACTCTGCCAGTTGAACGATCAACAACTTGACTCGACCTTAAATTTTTTCGCTGTTCCTCAACATACATCGGTACGTTTTCAGGGGGAATGTTTGCTACGTCAATATAAAACACGCGGCGTTCAGGCGCGCGGACGACTCTGTAAACCAACATTGCATCTTCGATTAGAATCAACTGCCGCCAAATTCGACGAGCTGCTTCAATGATAGAAGAACCGTAGGGTAAAAATGAATCATTGCCTAGAAGTCTGAAGTGTATTATTTCCCAATTCTCTAAAGATTTATTTCCCATCGTGACCCATCTGTATCTGACAGCCATTGGATCGTCGGGATCATAATTTTCTTCTCTTATGATCTCATTGACAGGTATTGGAAAAACATTAATCACGCCGTGGTCTGGAGATACGTCACAGTAAAGGAAGAAATCGCCATACTTGACTAAGTTTCTGGCCCATGAGCGAAGATTAAATTCGACGTTCAAGATGTCGTAGAAGAGCTCTTCTAAAATTTCCTTTATCTTCTCATTCTCTGAATAGACATGTAACACTCTGCCCTTTTCATCTTGGGCACAAGTTTCATCTGCATATATGTCTAGCGCGCTCGCGATCTCAGGCGTGTTGTGTGAGATGACTGTGTCTGTAGCGAAGTTTTTGTATCCGTCAACGGTCAAATCAAACAGAGGAATAACGCCGTGATATTCGACAGAGACAACTTTAAGATTCTCGTAATTCTGAGAGAACTCTGCGTAGTCCTTAAAGCCATTTTCAGAAAGTCGCTTAGACAGAGCTGTGTCAGTCGTGTTCAAAGAGTCGACTAGCTGCTTCTTTGACATGCCCTTAAAAAATAACGAACAAATTCTGTCAAATGTAACAGCCTTATTATATCTTGGATTATTCTTGCCGCTATTGTCCCATCCTGCATCGTGCCAGTCAGGGTTGTAGGCACGAGCAAAAGTTTCAAAGTTCTGGTATCCGTGCTTACGAAGCATACGCTTGATCACATTGGAGTCAGTGTCAAGAACTTCACAAATTTTTCTAGCGTTGAAGTTAACTCTTTCAGCAATCTCAAGTAACCTGCCAAAAGTTATGTCTTTTCTTTCAGTTGGATTATTCTCGGACATAAACTTGGTCTGATTGATTTTGAATTGCTCAATCCAAGTCGAATTTTTCTCTGACCACTTGACACCGTTGAGAATCTCTGCATGTAGACGTTGGTGGTCTTCATTTAACATTACTTGAAGATTGTCGGGCCTGTTGTCGTGTTTGATGAAGTTTCTATGATGAACAACTTCATTCTCTAGTAGTGGTGATCCTTTAATCATCTCACCGATAACTCGGTGTTCGGGTACCCAACCGTTCATCCTCGATCTGCGATCCATTGTATAGATCCAGCGATATCCTTCGCCTTCTTCTTTACAACCGTTAAAAAGGTCGCGGCGATAGAACGGCATCATTGCGTCACCGGCCTTGAGGTCTTCTATCTTGCAGAAGGTTCCGTCGCGCTTCATTAAGCGATGGTTTGGTGTTCCGATGATCTGTTGTCCGTTGTCAAACGTCACTGTGTAAGCACGATCTACACGAGTTTGACGAGCTTGCTTACCCCAAGTCGGAACGATTCTTCCTAAGTTATGATCGTAAGCATACACCAAGAAGGTCTTGTCTGGTTCTGATTCACATTCTTCAGCAAGATCTTTAATCTTTTTATAGCCGCCCGGTACAGCGATCTGTGTGTCACCGTGTAGACAATATTCCATCTCCACGAAGTCCTGATATCTCATCATTCTTTCAGAGAGGTTATATGCGTTAGCAGTAATAGTGGTATATGTCGGTACTACGCTCTTCTGAAAGAGCAGAGTACCGCTACTTTTAGAAGCATCTGGGAGAGCAACAGTTGTATCTAGACTTCTGATTTTTCGCTTTACTATGGGCCCGCTCTTGAAAAGTCTAGTTAATTTTTGAAAAAGTGTCTGTTGATTCTTTGCCATGCTGTGCCTCCCCAGTAAGAAGTCGGCGTGTCACCTTGCGGGTATATTAATCTATTTCTATCAATAATTTAAAATCATACTCTTGTTGGTTTAAAAACAGCCTTCTTGACAGCAGGGTTCGGCTTGTCAGAGACGTCAATGTAATTCATAGAGTTTCTTGCAATAGTATCAAGTTTTGACTTTAAATCATCAAGAACTTCTTCGCCTACAAAAGTCTTAGAAGAAGCTGAGGCATTCTGCTTAAACGTCTCAATTGCAGAAATTAAATCTGCAGCGGACTTCATAACTTTTGATCCGTCTTTGTATTCATCAACCTCGTGAAGTTTTTCAATTTCTTCTCTAATGATCTGCTTAAGTTGTTTGATGTCTATACTTGTCATTGCACGTATTCCTTCGTATATGTATCACTTCACTTGAATAACCAAGAAAAATCTGAGTTATCCTGCCCCTGCTGACTTGTGTTATTTTGTTGATTTGAGTTGCCAAATGGCGATAAGCTTCTGAGTTGCGGATGAAGAGGCATCATAGTGTTTCTGTTTCCTGGTATTCCTATAGTCTCTGTGACAGTCCTACTGCCTCTGCTAGTAGCTTTTAGCATTGCATAAGCTAAATTAGCTGCTTGATCATTTGCACCACCGTCTCCGGCAGCAAGCCACATACCAATCGCAATGCTGATGATTAAATCGTCATGTGAGTCTTTAGATGCCATAGCTTTTGAGCCATTCCAGACAAAAGCTTGCATCTGATCATATAAGCGCTGCGAATACGACTTAACCATGCCATTTCTAATAAGTTCTTCTAACTTAGCGAGAATCTGGTGCCTGGATTTAGTCTGTGTAGAGAAACCGGGTAATTCATCTGGATTGACTGATTTAAACTCAAATGGGTCGCCTCTAAAACTAGGATAGTACATTCTTGGGTAGCCTGCATCTCTTAGCTTCACGCACGTGAAATAACCAAAAGAGTTCTGCTCTGGGCACAAAAGTGCCTCATTATATCGTTTGCCATACTCAAAGAGAAGATCAGCTAACTTGTCGGGCGGAGTCTTGCCCATGAATTCAGCTGCAACCTCGCAAGTTTCATAGTCAATAATGTGAAAAGTAGAATAATCTGCAGCATCGCCTCGAGCAACATCTGCAGAGATGACATACTTCTTATTGAGTTCAGGCTGCCTCCATATCCACACGCCGTTCTGTGGACCTTCTTTGAGTATCGGCTGCCTAATCATGTCTCTCATTCGATCGAGCTCACCAGACTGCAAGAAAGTATCGCCGGACGTTATGAAGTCGCACAAGAACTCTTGTGAAACCTTTCGACGCGGTAAATTCTTGGTCTCTTTATCGAACCACTCTTGATCGTGATCAGGGTGCACATCCCATGGCAGTCTAATGGGATTAAATGCATTGACACCTGACTCCGCTTCGGTCCACAGCTTATAGTACTGACCACCGACACCATTCGGAGTTGAAAGAATGACAGCACTTCCACCCGTAGATAGTGTAGGATAAAGACCGGTCCAGATGTCATCAAAATCTCTAATAAAAGCTGCCTCATCGACGATGAGTAGTGCTAGTGCTTCAGAACGACCTGCGTCAGGTGACGTAGGAACGGCTGTTATAGTCGATCCATTGGTAAATCTAATAGCCTGCTTTGTTGGCTCATGCTTAGTCAGCAAGAGCCAGGGAGGTAAAGAATCCAGCATGGTCTTCACCTTCTTGATGAAGTTCATCGCTGTAGGAAGCTTAGTTGCAATTACTAAGATATTCTTATCTTTCTTGAAAAGAGCCATCCAAAGAGAATATGCAGCAGTGACAGTAGACAAACCAAGCTGTCGGGATTTTAAGACTATGTTAAACCTATGATCTTGAAATTGCTTGATACAGTCATCCTGAAAATCATAAGTTTCAAATGGAATGAGTCCTCTGACAGGATGCTGTATCTTCGTGTATTCCTTCATGAAATACACAGGGTCCTTACCGCACTTTAAAATTTCAGCTACTTGCTGCTGCCTACTAGGACTTACTGGCTTGGTCATGACATGTCAAATTTAAAAGTTTTTCTGTAGTAAGCTGTCCTTTTTGCAGTGTGGTGGTAACCGCCACCAATCATCTCTACAGAATCAGCAGAATCAATCTCTTTGAGAGTCAGCGCTTGACCGGTGAGCTCTTTGTATCGCTCTTTTAGGGATTTTATGTATCTCTTGACCAGCTCATCAGCATCATTAGCTGTGATCTTTTTTACCATGATGGCATCACCGTGCGTTGAAAAATTCATTATGCAGTTAAACGTAGCTGACAACATGTTGCCTGCATAAGAAAAATTTACAGCATAGGATGCAGTTTTTGGTGTGGAGGTTTTTCCCCATGTATTATCTAAAATTTGACCTAAAGCATTGTAGTCTATCGTATTGGCCATATATTGATCTCACTAATCTGAATTAAATAGGTATGTCAAGAATTTAATTTAGACATGACATATTCTTTGGTGGGACGCCAGCCCTCTTTCCATTCACTCATTCTAGGGTAAATAAATTTGCTTGCACATGTGTCGCAGCACTCAAATTTATTAAATGCTTCTTCGTCATAAAATGAAATCATTATCTTTTCGCACAGCAAGCAGAAGATAGAAGTATTATCGTCGCTTAGATCATTTTCTTTAATGATATAAAAACCCTCAGGGTGCTCTAATATCTGTCTGTTGTTTGGATATGGTTTCCAGTTGTTCATACAAATACTATCTTTGAATCCTTTTCATTCTTCGTTATTTCTAGAATGTGATCGGCAACATCCTTTATACCATCGACGTGTGTAATGACCAAAATTAATCTAAAGAATTTTTTTAAACTAGTCAATAGACGATTGCAGGCTTCAACTCCTGCGTCGTCTAACGTTCCGAATCCTTCGTCAATAATGAACATATCACACTTTGGCATAGAAGACACATTGACAAGAGCCACTCTCAGCGCGATGGATGCAATGGTCTTCTCCATTCCGCTGCAGAGCTCAATGATCCGTCTAGAATCACCATAGTTAATGTAAATCTCAGAATCATCTGAGTCATCATCATTCTCTAGTTCAACTTGAAAATCTACAATACCATGCAGAATCTTAGCGATCTCTGCGTTGATAGCAGGAATTTGAGATCGTGTGATGATTAGGGGAATTCCTTTTTTAGAAAAGGCACCTGAGATAATCTCGTACGCCTTCATGTCTCTCAGGATCGTGTCTCTTACGGATTTTTCGTTATCAAGCTTCTCAACGTCAGATAGTAGTTTTCCTTTTTGGGTAGCAAGACTAATTCTAGTATCGTCTGACGCTTTAATAAGTCTAGATAATTCTTCTATTTTTGCCCTGATGGAAACAACTTCTGTATTTTCGTGATTTTTTAAAGCTTCTTGCAGATCATCAAGCTTGGTCTGCGATTCTTTTAGGCTCTCGGACATGTCATCACAAGAAGATTGTGATTGTGCTATTTCAGTTTCTTTCTTGGAGATCTCTAGTTTTATCTTTGCAGACAGAGTGACAGCTTTTTCTAATTTGTCTATCCTTGTTACAATGTTGTCTTTGTTAAGAAACGCGAGCTTTTTATTAAGATCTTCAAGTTGTCTTAAAGCATCTTTTGTCTTCCTGTCTTGAGACACAAGCTTTTCCTTGTTTTGATAGGCATCCTTTATGAATTTGCAAGAGGCATATTCGTCGCCACAAGGAACTTCGTCCAAGATCTTAAGAGATTTTTGGTAGAACTTTAGCTGCGTGTCTTCTTTGTCGTGACTGTGCTTTAGATCAGTCAATTTGCGCTCAAGCTCACAGATGTTTGAAAGTTGTTTCTTTAGATCCAAAATATCATCTGATTCTTCAATCTGCTGTACTATGATCAATTTATCTTTAAGAATTTTGATGTCATTTGTCAGAACTTCTATCTTTGATGTGCAGTCGTCGCAAGACTTAGTTAAAGATGCAACTCTCTTTTCTTGAGTCTGTACGTCGAATGTCGTTACAATCTTAAAATCTTTGTGTGATCCAAGTTCAGTTTTTAAGTCAGATATGTCAGACTGACGCTGAGCATTTATCAGAGCTATTTCTTCAACTTGCTCCCTTAGCGTAGTTACAAGCTCTGCGTGTTTCTTCTTTAGTTCATTCCAGTTCTTGTCTGGGTAGTTCTTCAGCTGTGCCTTTAAACCATTGAGATCTTTGTTAGCTAAATCTGCCATCTTGTCGAAGACATCGAGCCCTAAGAATTTAGATAAAAATGCCCTGCGTTTAGTCGATCCTTGTGAAATAAATGCATTAATATCCCCCTGCGCTGATAGAGAAGTAATAGAAAAATCTTCATGTGCACCAATTAGAGATCGAATAACTTTCTCTGTATCTGTTCTGAGATCACCGCATAGATCCTCTAGCTCTCCATCTTCTTGCATCTTAAAAAAGTTCAGAGAAGTTGTAGCACTTACCACGCCTCGCTTATTAGTTGATTTTGTGGTTTGACGCTCTGCTACGTAAACATTTCCGTTGTGGTCAAAAATTGAACGTGCGTAACAATGATGTTTTCTGATATTACAAACGTGAAGATTCTTTATTGAGCCTCTGTCGGTTGTATTGAAAAGGTTGTACATTAAAGTTCCAACGATGGAAGACTTACCGATTCTATTAGAACCGAATATTCCTACTATGCCATTAAGCTTAGAAAAATCTATTTCGTTATCTTCACCGTAGGCGAAAGTATTATCCCACTTGAGATGCCTTAGGGACCACTTTGATCCCCTCGATTGATCGTCTGAAGATGAAGCTGTCGAAAGATATTTCTTGGTTTGAGTTGTCAAGCTATCCCAGTTAACATCAGACACACCGTTCTCTTTGCAGTATGTTTGAATGAGTGATAAGATTACATCAGGGGATGTTAAATCCGATTTAGCGATAATTGTGCTGCCGGCCTTGATCGTCTCGCTCTCTGCTTTGTACTCGGATTTGAAAGTTACTTCTGTAGCATCATACAGACTCTTTAGCGTCTGATTGAAAAAATTGACATCGTCTTGACTGAGAGCATTAGAAGATTTAATTCTAAAGCGTGATTGTTTGGGATATTGCGAAGCTTCCTTCAAAAAATCTTTTTGAGAACCATTCCAACTAACAGTCACAAAAGGTCGTGGATTAGGAAGCTTTTTAAAAGCAACATCCCAATCGTCCTGAGACTTAATGTTCCACAGAAGATAACCATGTTTCAATTCTTCAGCATAGTTCTGCTGTACCGGAGTACCTGGAAAGGCTATCCATGGTTTCTTTTTACCATCAGAAGTTTCTCTATACCCGAGATACTGCATCTGATGAATGTCGCCTAAAAATGCATACGGATAGTCATTAAAAAAATCAACCTTGATGTGAGACTCATCAATCTCCCACCCTGACTCTGTCACACATCCTAAAACCGCGCCGTGATAACAAGCTATGTTAATCTTGCCCGGCTCTGGTTTGACGTCTTTCCATCCTTCTTCGTCGAACAAAGAATAAACGCACCAATTGTATCCTGGGTGGAACTCATAAACACCGCTCTTTTTAT